ATGTACAGCTGGTCAATACCGATTCTGACGCTTTGTTTGTCCATGCAAAATCATCTCCTTTTCGTTACGTAGAAATTTTGGACCAGCTCAATCCGGTCCCTGCTGTCCTTGCCCATAGGTGTGATTCCTTGGGCCGGAATGATCCTCAGATAGTCGATATTGTTCAGCCTTACACCGTCAAAATACACCGAATCATCAGGGTATCCCACCCGCATCAGCAGGTTCTGGACGGATTGTATCGCCGCTCTGGCTGTTTCATAGGCTGTGCCCCTTACCCTTACCTGAAGCCCTGGCCGATCAAGAAGCTCGTTCGGCAAAGGAGGAAGCCCGGCATATTCAAACAGGCAGATTAACGAATCAGGTACATCCGGCAGGTCGCCATAAAAGATGGTACTAGCTACGGTACCAAGCCCCTGCGCGGCCAAGAAATCAGCGATGTCTTTTACCAGGCTCATTTCCAATTGCTCCCGATAAACTTCATGTAAATGCTCTTTTTGAGGTTGAAAGGGTCCTCGAGGAATTTGGCTTTTCCGTTCGTATGCTTATAATTCAGCTCTTCATGCTGACGTAAAGCATAAGGCAGGGAGTAACCTACGACAACCTCAAACTTCTCCAAGTTGGATGCATCAATTGCACAATTGCCCCGGAGATCGCCGGTGTCCTTGGGTGCTTGCTTGACGCTTTCGCTTTGCAAATCCATGGCAGCTTTCAGCAAGTTACTCTTGAGCTGTGAAGCGCAAATCGACATGACAGCGTCTCCGCGCCAGACCAGTTTGATATCACTCACAGATAAACCTCCCGCCATTGGACCGTTCCGTCGAGATCCTTGATGGTTTCAACAGCTATTACCGGGAATTCCAGGCCGTCTACTGCGATCCGGTCGCCCAGGACAACAGCGGTCTCCGTGAACAGTTGCGAGTTGCTCTGAACCAACACGCCTTGAGCATTCCGGACCATCCGGACCTTGTGCTGCAGCCGGCCAAGGATCGTCGCGGAGGTAAACGTGGCTTCATTGGCCCCATTCACTGCCCCTTTGATCTTCCGGGTGATGCTCTCGTTTGTATAATCGCTCAACATATCGGGACCCCGCCCAACAGGTACTGCCGAAGCAGGTTATAAGCGACATCCGAGATCAGGCCTGTCATACCGGCGCTGCCACTGTACGATTCCGAAAGGTTGCCCAGGCTCATCGAGCGGACTCCCTGCCGGCGAAGCTGTAGGCGTTTGGGGATGCCCTGCATCAGGGCCAGAGCCTCTTCCACCTGAGCATATTTGACCGCGGAAGGGACCTCAGATTGCACAATATAATCCGTATCCCGCCAATAATAGCCGGTAGGCGGTGAAAAGTAAGCGTCACACAGGATGGCTCGAGGAAAAGCCAGCACCTGCGTTTGAACAGCGCGGATCCCGACCAGCATCATCCGGTCGATGGCAGCAAGGCCCTGCCTTAACCAGACATCTTTGTCATCGCTGGTTAAGGCAGTCCACGCAACCTTCTGCGGAGAAGCGGAAGCATAATGCGCCGCTACATAGGCGGTCGCATCAGCCTGGCTAATATAGGAATCCGTCCCGACAACAAGCGCCATCTAGGCCACCTACATCTTCGCATAGCCGCGAACCTGGGCCATCCCAGGTGTCCCGGCCAAAGAACTCTTGATCTGGACCTTGAAATACCTGTACGAGGTCTCCGTTGCGTCAGCCACCCAGCTGCTCGATGCAGTTGCGACAACTTCGGCTTCGGCTTCAACCTCGACATAGGTCACATCATCCACGGAAGCGAGAACCTTCCATTTCAGGGCGTTGGCAGCATGGGCGTTGAGAATGGTATAAACCACTCGCGTTTTGCCCTGGCTGTCGAGCTTCGACCCAACCACATCCGCATAAGCGTTGACACTGGCCTGATTGGCCGGAGCAACACTAACAGGAGCCAGGGTCTCGAGGATTTCAGCGATTCTTGAGATAGCCATTTGGTTACCTCCTTACGCTTCTGTCGAAAGGGTGACACCGTCAGAGGCGATAACCCGCCAAACTTTGGCCGCGTCTTTCTCGATGCCCACGAGCAGGATGAAATCACCGGAGGCATTGATGGTGATGGTGTTGTTGCCGGTCTGGTTGATCGGGGCCGAAGCCGTGATAACCGTATCAGCAGCATAGGTTTTGCTGTCGATCAGAAGCAGCTGGCCGATAAAGGTTGGCGCTGCAAGTGTTCTGGTTTCAGCAGCACCCGTCTGGACAATCGGAACCGAGCCGGAATTGGTGACCGGGATCGCCAATCCGTCTCCGGGATCAGCAATGGCCGTGGTCAGGGGCTGGGCAACAGCCGCCAGCTTGGCCGCTGTCACATTGGCGTCCTTGATCTTGGCCGTTTCAACCGCATCCGCTGCGAGCTTGGCCGCGGTGACATTCAGATTGGCGATCTTGGCTGTTTCCACAGCGTTGGCCGCCAGCTTGCCTGCGGTAACATTGAGGTCGAGGATCTTGGCCGTGATAACCGCATCAGCGCCGATGGCGGCAGCATCCACAGCACCAGCCGCGAAATGAGCGGTGTCGATAGCTCCGGCAGTGATATGCTCGCTGTCCACCGCGTTGTCGGCCAGCTTGGTTCCATCAACGGCATCGGCAGCCAGCTTGGCCGTGGTGACATTGGCATTCAGGATGCTTGCGGTAACAACCGCGTTGGCCGCGACCTTGGCCGCTGTCACAGCGCCTGCACCGATCTTGTCAGCGGTAACGGCACCTGCACCAATCTTGGCTTCAACAACCGCACCTGTGGCCAGCAGGGCCTCAGTGACTTGAAGATTGCCAATATGCGCCGTGTCAATCGCGCCGGCCACGATATGCTCGCTGTCCACCGCGTTGTCTGCGATCTTGGTCCCGTCGATAACATCAGCTGCGAGCTTGGCTGCCGTAACCGCGGCATCCTTGATCTTGGCCGTTTCGACGGCGTTAGCCTGAATCTTGGCGGCAGTAACCGAGTCGTTGGCGACAACAGCAGCCGGGTTAAGCACCGGAGAGTTGACACCGTCATGGTCATGGCCGACAGTCGGGCTGAAAAGCGGAGTGACCAGATCGTCCTGGACCCACCGCTTCATTTCAGGGTTATGGATTCGGTCTGTGTTGATATTGATTGCACCAGCCATATAGGCCTCCTTCTCAAAGTAGCCGGGCGAGGGTTACTCGCCCGGCATTGGTTCCTTTGCGGGTGATTACGCTGTGGCCAGGTTGGTCAGGGTGCCATGCATAAATGCAGGACCGTGGTCCAGGCCCATTTGACCGAAGATCTGTCCCTCTTCTGCAGCGCCGGTTTTGGCCAGCGGCTCGTAGAAGAAGTTACCTTTGCCTTCAACCGGCTGAGAAACAGGAGCGCAAGCGCCCACATCAACCAGCAACAGGGTACCGGCAGGCATCATGCGGTGCGGCTGGGCAATACCGATATTGCCATAGTCCGTTTCCAGCTGCTTGACGGCCACACCACCGACATTACGGTCGGTCGGAGCGTAGCCATAAATGTTCGACAGGCGTGTCTTCTGGAAACCACCACACAGGGCGATGATGTTCCGGAACAGAGCGCCATTGTTGAACATTTCCAGCAGAAGCGTGTCCATCAGGGCTTTGGAAAGCAGCGCTGCGCCGCCGTCCACGGTGCTCTTGCTCGCGCAAAGCTCAATCATGCCCCGGGTCTGGTTGGCCTGATCCTCTGTGGCTGCAAGATTGTAGGTTCCGTTCAGGAAATGCCACTCGATCTGGCGGGCAATGGATTCCAGAGCGCGAGCGATCTGAAAGTCCTTCTCGGAAATGACGTTGTTCGCTTGGCCCGCGGTGTTCAGCCCGGCCATGCGAGCGCGGTTGGACATTTTGACATAAGAGATGCTGACCTTCTCGTGGAAGATCTGCGTCACGTTTTTGGACTGCGCCCGGACATATGAAATGGCGGTCGGGGCCGTCTTGGACGCGGTCTCGGTGATGCTCTTCTGGGCCAGAGCCTCATGGGAGAACTGAGAATCGGTCGGGAACTCGAAGTTTTCGGTTTGCAGACCGCCAGTCATGCCTCCGATCATCGAGAGAAAAGGTGTGCTGACCATGTCAGCGGTGAACAGATCACCGGCATAGTTGGGAAGGTTCCAAAGCAGTCCAGCTGCGACGTTAGGCATAAATTATCATCCTTTCTGAAGCGTGAATAGTTTGTTTCGCAGGGCAATCACCAGAGCGGTGTTTCCTGCCAGTTGAGCCGCCTTAAGCGCCTCTTCGGTCTGCTGAATCTCGGTGCCATTGGATGTTGCTGGCGGGTTAAACCCACCGGCACCGGCTGCAGGGGCCGCCGCTGCGGGCTTTCCTGCAACCTTGATCGCAGGGAATTCAGCCTCGAGCGCTGGCAGTTGTTCTTTCAGGCCTGTGACATTCCCCGCATCATCGACTGATATCTTGGAATGATCAACCAGGCGGGCGAGAAGTTTCGGGTCATAATCGGCCATGAGTTTGATTTCCGCGGCAATCACTCGAGCGTTGGCCTTTGAAGCAGCGTCGGCAATCGCCTGCTGCTGCTTGGTTTGGTAAGCTGTGATCTTTGTTTCATCGATATCTTCCTCGTCTTTCAATCCGAGGACTTTCCGAAGAAGCGTCTCAGCCGTCTTTTTACCCAAGCGATGGTTCTTGGCTTCATCACGAAGCTGCTGAACATAATCGTCGGTCCAAACCTTGCCTGTTGCGGGAGCTGTTGCGGGAGTAGAAGGGGCTGTCGGAGCCGTGGCCGGGGCCGGATCGCCGCCGCCGTTACCATCAGGGGCCAACATCGGGTATCTCAGGTTATGCATCACGCATTTCCTCCTTGGGCTTCAGCCCTGGCATATAAAAAAGTGACATGAAAACCTATTACAAGGTCAGCATATCACTTTTAAAGCGGGTTGTACAATAGGGCTATTTTTCCTGAACGTAAAAATCGCAATCAGCGCCTTCAAAGAGTATCTTCATGGGTTTCAGCTCAGGCTCCACATAAATCTCACAGTGAGCTTTGGTGAAATGCGGAAATTTCATGCCACCATTCCGGAAAACACAATCCCTGCAGCGAATCTTCTCCGGATCCACCTGAATCGTTGTCAAAATTTCATGTTTGTCCACCGTAATCCCTCCCGGTTAGTCCAAAATCACATCGACATCAATATAAAACTTGGATCCCACTTTGTTGATCTTCGTCACCTTGTAACTATACCCCTTATTCAAGATGATTTCAAATTCGGAGCCGAAGCTGCTCTGCGAAGATACACCATTCCAGGCAGCACCGGCATGGCCCCCACCATAAGCGCTGAAAGGCTCCGCATACAGGCCCTGCGTACCTTTGGGGCAATACAGGTTTATAATATGACCACCAAAACCGCTGCCACGAACCGGCGATGTTGATAAAAAGCCCGCGTCCTGGACAACCTTGCCCATAAGATTCTGTTCGAGCTCCCGGGTTGTCCAATATTGCAAATTGCGCTCAGAGATTCCGAGGAAATTGGCGAAACCTTTGTTATCACTCACACCACGATTGAGCCAAACATCATCAGCAAACTCGGATTGCTTTATGGTATCAGCCAGTCTGACAATATCAGTAGCTGCGCCCTCGTTATCAAGGCTAACCTTGCCGATCCCTTTGAAATTTGACCAGTCTTTATCATACCCACGCAGCGGTCGGTTATACTTTCCAGAACCTGCGGTATATTGATAGGCTGCATTGCGGTGCGCTTTGTCCAGACCCTTCCAAACCTCTGCCGTCTTGGGACGGAAATATGTGTCGGCTGCTTTTTTCTGACCTTCCCGGAACCACTTAGCTGCATTCCTGCGCTCAGGTGAGTACAGATCCTCCACCCCGAGCAGTTTGTCCAGATCTTTCTTGGCCTTCTTGGCCGCATCCTCCAAAGCACTCAGCTCGACTTTCATCCGGTCGAGCTTTAGCACATCATCGCCATGATCTTTCAGGTACTGTAAATATTCCTTGGACTTCTGCTCATAATCATCCAGAATAGCCAATTTGTTCTTAGTCCATTCCGGCGATTTTGCAAGCTGATCCTCATAATATTTGCGCTTGGCGGCCATTCGACCTGTTTTTACCAGCTCCTCATAGTCGTCCACACCTACGGTATCCGAGAAGATGCCAAAAACTCTATTGGATCTATAATCAGCCAATTTGGTAAGAACACCACCAACATCCTGCTCGAGCTGGGCCAGGGCAACCTTCTTCAATTTGACGTCCAGATTCAATTGAGCCAGATTGTTCTCGGCCAGCACAACCGGGTCCTTGATGACCGGAGGCATCAGCTTCTTCTTGGCCCGGAAATCCTTAGAAATGGTCTGCCACTTAGGTGAGTTGGCCTTTTTCATGTTGTTGAAAGCGGACAGCGACTTGGGTGCGTCGGACCCAAGCACCGCTTTATACTGCTCCCATTGCTGTTTTGAGGTGTAGAGCTTCCGTTTCTTGTCCTGGCCTGCCTTATAGGCTTTGAGATTAGCCTCGAGCTTCTGCTTTTCGGCCTTCTTCCAGCGCGTAGGGTCGAAGGATCGCTTGCTGAAAACCATGTCGGCCTCCAGCTCCTCCGGTGTTTTCAATTCAGCAATGTAAGGTACCAGGCGATGGCCGCAGTTAGGATGAATGTTGGCATAGCCGTCCGTGTAGGCTTTTGACAGCGGAGGGTAGCTCTTGTTTTTGCCGCTGATGCTGTACACCCGGCCTTCCAACACCGAGCAAACCGGACAACTGCTGGAATGCTGGGTCATTTGAACCAGGTCCTCGCCTAGCTCTTGCACCTGGTTCTTCGTTCCTGTGTTGGTCGCCTCGGCTGTCGTGCTGCGGGCCACGGTCCCTGCATATGACTCGAGGTTCATGTAGACATTCTTGCCCTTGCGCTGGTATTTGATGGCCGAAAGCCCCTGATCGGCAAACTTCTGCGCGAGAATCTTCCGGGTTTTCTCAACCGTGGTTCCGGTGCTCACCTTGTCGGCTATGGCCTCGAGCGACGCTTTGCGAATATCGTCCTTAACCTTCCGGCCAACGAAGCCCAGCGCGTTTGTGAAGTCAGCCTTCGTGTTTTCAACCAGCACATTGATGGCCTTCCGGTTCAACACGGAGAACTGTGTGGGATACTTCTTGAACACCGGCTTTCCGGCTGCCGTCAGCTGGGCCGTATAGCTCGCGTTGACCGCCTCCATCCCAGAGACATAGGCTGCCGGGATGTTCTTCTCCACCCACTTGACGGTATGTCCCTGCAGTTTTGCCAGCTCGGCGTTGACGGTTTGAAGCATCGCTGTGTTAAAGGCCACGCTCTTCGATGAGAGAATGGCCTTAATCAGCTGGTCTTGCGACCGTTTATACGTTGCAATCAAAGATGCGGTGTCAACCATTTAGCAGCCTCACTCAGTTTCAGCTTCGGTCGTATCGTCCCCTTCATCCGGGAAATCACCCAGCGGTGATGGCGCTGCCGCGGCCTCTTCCTCCATAATCAGATCAAGAGAGGTCTGGGCCTGCTTGTCAGACTTGCCGTCCAGATACATGATGGCCTCTTTCTGGCTGATCGTCGGTTTGCCGCCGGTCCGTACGTTGGCAATATCGGCTCTTTCCTTCTCGTCGTTGGGCAGGCCGTCCTGCCAGACCACGCTGATATCCTTATCCGACAAGTTAAGCCCACCAAGCTGCGAACAGAGCTTGATTGCCTTGACCAATGCCGGCGTGTAACGCAGCGAGATCCGCTTTATCTTGGACAACAGGGAAACATACCTCAAACGCAAGGCCGTTCCGGAGGTCGCGGCCCCGGTGCCTTCGGCATTGCCAAACACCGCGGTACCCATTTCCGATATGACAGCCAGGAAGTTGATCAGCTTTTCAACCTGGGTGAATGAGGCCGCAAGCTGGCCGTCCCATGTGACATACTCCACACCCGGATCATCCTTATCCATCCGGGCGAAGTAATTACCGAGCTTTAGCTTCCATTGGCCGGAAACCGGGTCCTGCTCGAGCGCGGAAAGCGGGCCTTGGACGCTAGGATCCGCGTGTTTATCGAGAATCTTGCTTATCTGCGAGATCCGGACAAGGATTTCACTGATAATACTGTCGACATCGGAGTAATCGTCCAAGCCGTAGCAGCGATCCGAGGTCATAACGTTGGGAATCTGGACAATGGCGAAGTCCGTGAGGCCTGTTATAACCGTGTTGGACGTATAGGTTCCCAGATACTTGCCCACTTTGATGGCACTGCCGACCAAGCTGGTGGCCGGCTGAGAATCATCGATGCGGTATATCCGCTCTTCGTACTGTCCCCGGCCATGAATCTGAACAGTGAGCTTTTCTTGGCCCTTCACACCACCCAAGGTGGCCAAAACGTGGTATTGCACCCGCTTGATGTTGACCGGATCAACCACCACGAACCAGTTTCCGGGCTGGGCCACATCGATACGGCCTGCAGCGCCGTCTTTATAGATCAGCAGCAGGCCGTCTCCGAACCGGGAGATATCCAAGGTGGTGGAATACCCTGTATTGTACAAGTCACTGTTCTCGATGATGGCCTTGATCGCCTGCTGCTCGGCGCTTTCGTCCTCGCCAGCTGAGATCTTGGGAGGTTCTATCCAGAGAAAGTCAGCTGTTTTCAGGCTGATCTTCTTCTGGAAATTCATCACGGTCGCGTAACTCACCACGTCGTTGAAATTGCCGATAACTCGCTGGATCCGTTTGAATGACTCAGAGTATACCTGCGCGTGACCACCTTCAAAGAGCTGCCGGTTCTTGTCGTAGGTATCTAGCCGGTCTAACTCGGCTACAGGCGGCCACTTCTCTCCCGGGTTCAAGAAACTAAGATCAGTCAGCATCTTTCCTACCTCATAGCCTTATATTAACGACGTCCGACTGGCCTTTACTGAGCTTTTCAGCAATGGCCGTGGTGCAATCTTCGGCATCGTCATGGGCGTTTACGCCCTCCCGCTGATAAGTGTTCATAGCGTGATAATATTCAGGCCAGCGTGACTTCCAATTTACCGGGAAATAGATGTGCTCCATAACCCAAGAAGCCATCGTCAGGATCCTCGCCTTTTTATTTTTCGATTGCGTGAACCACTTGACTATAGTTATATAGTTTTTCAACACCTCTGACAAGATGCGAGCCACCGCCCGGCTAAATCCGCGACCTCCGTTGTTAGATTCTATGTCAGCCAACCTTACTTTCCACGTGGTGAGCCGCTTTGCCAGCTCAACCTCCGTGATCTCCATGGGATCGCGGGTGTAATAGACATCCAGCACGTAGGCTTCATGGCTATAGGTGCCATAAATGATCCCGCAAAGGTAATCATCGCCCTCATCCGCGGTATCAACCTGGGCAAACGGCCCCTGTAGCAAGGATCTGCCTTGCTTATCCCGGGGAATATCCGCTTCAGTGTATGTTTTGAAGGAGGTATAGAGCCGGCCCTTGATATCCATAGGCTCTTGCTGGAAATTGGCCGCCGCGATCTCCGGACTCATAATCCGGATTTTATCGTTGTATGATTCCCGGCTGAGTATCGAAGGACAGAGCATGGAGCCATCATCCTGCAGCGCTTTATATAAAATGTGCCGGATCGCCCAGCCCTCCTCGCGGAAATACTGCAGCGCCCGGCCCGCCAAGTCCCGGCTGGTCCATCGGGTCATAACTATGATGATCTTGCCGTCCTCTTCAAGCCGGGAAAGCATGGTATCGGTGAACCAAGCCCACTGTTTATCGAGAATAGCCTCGTTGTTCGCCTCCATGGCCGACTTTATCAGGTCATCAATAATCATGAGCGAGCAGCCGAAGCCGGTCGCGGTACCCGTTGGCGATGTGGCCAGGTATGAAGCGTGTTGTCCCTCCAGCGTCCACCTGTCCGAGGCTCCCTCACCGCGTTTGATATAGACATCCGGGAAAAGCTCGTTATAAACAAGCACCTCCGGGTCAAACTTCTCCATCTGGATCCCGCCTCGGACCGCTTTTGAAAACGTCCGCGAAAGGATCTCGTTATATGAGCCCAGAATGACCTTCGTCATGGGGAAGTTGCCGAAGAGCCACTCGGTAAACAGCGAAAGCGTCCGGCTTTTGCCATGCCGCGGAGGCATATTGATAACCAACACCTGGTCCTTGGACGATAGAAAGTCCTGCAGGCCATAACAAACAGCCTGCAGGAAGTCTCTGTCCGGAAGAGCGTAGAAATCAGCAGCTCTTAGCTTGCAGTATTCCCAGAAATCTATCCGGGCGAGCTCGAGCCGGATCTCCCGGACGTCGACCGCTTTGATCTTCCTCGGTTTAGTCCTCGGTCTGGCCATTAGCTTTGGAGAGTTTCAGCGCTTCGCGCAATTCGTCAGCTGTCAGGCCCTGCAGGGGCCGGCCAATGTTGCCGGAATGCTCCACCTCGGTCTTGTCCCGCTGCTCGAGGTACTGCTTGCCCAGCCAGATCAGCATAGTCGGGTTCTTGGCCTTGGCCGCGTCAAACTGCAGCTTCCGAAGGTTGATCATGCCATTCCTGCGCCCGATTTCCTTGGCCTCTTGGTAGGCTTTGCCCGCCCGAACCAGCGTGTCTGGGGACATACCCAAGAAAGCAGCAATCTCTTCGTCCGTGGCCATCACAGCGGCCAGCCGTTTCACCGTTTCATAGTCAATAACCTTCTTAGGTCGTGCCATCGTTAAACGCCTCCTCTTTAAGCCGGACGCAGGCACCATTCTGCCAAGCTGCACAGCCTTCCTGCAGGCAGTCGTACATGACAAACTGCGTCGTTTGGGTGCTCGGGTGATAATAAACCATTATACTTGTCTCACCAATGCCCGGATCGGTATAGTCGCGCTGCGTGAATATAGGCTCTGCCGGGCGATCCGTCACAATCTTGGCCGGATTATATGGACACTTCATACCTTTACCGCCTTCTCACCCGTGAGAACCTCCCAGCGGTTAATAATCACGTCGACATAATGCGGATCCAGCTCCATCATAAAGCACTCTCGGTCCAGCTGCTCGCAGGCGATCAGGGTTGTTCCGCTGCCGCCGAACAGATCCATCACTCGAGCGCCGGCAGGGCTGCTGTTCTGCAAAGACCGGCCAACCAGCTCGAGCGGCTTCATGGTTGGGTGCTCTTCACTGCGCTTAGGCCGGTCGATCTCCCATAAATCCGACTGTTTCCGGTCAGCAAGCGCCAGATGCGGTGCGCCTTCCAGCCAGCCGTACCATAAAGGCTCGTACTGCGTGTGGTAATCCTTCCGGGAAAGCACCAGACTGTCTTTCGCCCAGATAATCGTGCTGGACCAGTGAAAGCCGAGGCTGGTCATCACCTGCATCATGCTTCCCCACTCTTGGGCCGACATCGCTACATAAACAGCCCCTCCCGGCTCCAAAGCTGACCGCATATTGGTGAAAGCCGACTCGAGGAACAGGTAAAAGTCCGAGGTGGACATCTTATCGTTCATGATCGTGCGCTGTTTCCAGCTTGGGTGGTTCGCCTGACCGCCATAGTCCACGTTCCAAGGAGGATCCGTCCAGATGATCTGGGCCGTCTTGCCTGCCATCAGCCGGGCCACGTCGACATTCTTGGTGCAGTCCCCACACATCAGCCGGTGCCTGCCCAAGCGCCACACGTCCCCCACCTGTGCCACCGGAGGAACCGCCTGGTCGATGTCGTAATCGTCCTCAATCACGTCCAAAGGCTCCGGCTTGCTGAAACCAAAAGGCTCCATGTCGAGGATCCCGATCAGTTTATCCAGCTCGATCTCTAATTTGTCCAGATCCCAGGTGGAAAACTCTGCCGTTTTGTTATCGGCCAAGCGATAGGCGGTGACCTGCTCAGGTGACAGGTCGTCGGCAACAAGTACTGGTACTTCCCTGTCTCCGTTTTTCTTGGCAGCTTCCAGCCGTGTGTGGCCCACGATGATAACGAAATCCTTGTCGACCACGATTGGCTGCTTCCAACCAAACTCACGAAGCGAGGCGGCCACTTTATCGACCGCCTTTTTATTAGCACGAGGGTTACCTGGGTATGGTTTTAGCTGATCAATCGGGACTTGTTTTAAAGAGTCCGCAAAACTTCTCAAATAATCACCGCCTTTTCTCCATTATACACTCCGGTCAGCAAAGCTAACAACCGAACCACTGTCAACCATGGCTTTCATGGCCGCTAAAAGCTCCTCATTGTCTTTATATCCGTAGATCCGGCAAAGCCGCTCGAAAGGCTGGCCCGCATTCCAGTCATGCCACAGCATGAACCGGCTTCTGCTATGTTGACAGCACCTCTCCCAAGCCTCCAAGTCAGCCAGGTTGTATCGCGTGATGATTGTTCCGCATTCTTCTGCCTGCTGGATCTCCAAAGCCATCCCCGGCGAAACTCTATCACCGCAGACCCATAAATGTCGGCAACACTGCAGCATCAGCAGGCCCATCTCCATGCCGGCGATCCGCTGGTTGGGCATATTATCATCCAGAACACCGTGAAGCATCACGTGCGGAGCAAAAGGTGTAAAGCCCAAGCCCGCAGCCATCCGCATAAACCTCCGAGCGAGCTCTATATTGGCGTCCTGACCTCCATAGGGTGAGCAAATAAAGACAATCTTCTCAGCTTCCACTGGTTAACCTCGCTTTCACTGCCTCAAGAAGCCCAGTCTGTGTGGCTTCTTTTTCCAAAAGTACCTGCAGCACGTTCTCTTCGACCGTACCGCGGGCCAAAAGGTGGTGGATTATCACCGCATCCTTCTGGCCTTGCCTATAAAGCCGGGCGTTTGCCTGCTGATAAAGCTCCAAGGACCAAGGCAATCCAAACCAAATTATCACGCTGCCGCCTGCCTGCAGGTTTAATCCGTGGCCTGCGCTGGCCGGATGTGCCAGTAAAACCGGTATTTCACCCTTATTCCAACGCGCAATTTGTTCTTCTATTCCGGATCCGGACTCTATCACTTCGGCCTTGAAATGGGCTGTTTTCAGGGCTTTCAAGATTCTAGGGATATCATGCCGGAAGGAATAAAACACCAAAACCGGATGGCCGTCAGCTGCTTCAATTAACTCCAATAATGCGTCTATTTTGTACTCATGAAGGGTAAAAACGTCGCTATTCTCGTCATAAACCGCACCATTTGCCATCTGCAACAGCTTATTCATCGCCGTTGCTATGGATCCTGCTGTGATATCCTTTTCCTGCACTTCTGCGATCAGCTGCACCTCCATCTTGGTATAAGCGGCCCAAGCCTCAGCCGGCATCTCGCAGAAGACCGTGTTGTCTATCCTCTCCGGCAGTTTCAGCCAGTCCTCACCGCTCATCGAAAAGCAGAGATCCTTTATCTTCTCGTTGATCCTTTCAACCGCACCTTCACGTGCTTTCCAAGACCACACAACCTCACGATTCCGCTTATCAGGCTCAAAGTATCTCTCGCGAAAGCCGGTATATTTGGTACCAAGCCTCTCGCCATTATCCAAAAGCCCAACCTCAGCCCAAAGGTCCAGGTAGCTCTTTGGTGTAGGTGTTCCGGTCAAGCCTACCACCCGCTTGGTATAAGGCATGATCTTCCGAAGCGCCCTGAACCGGACCCCCGTCGGGTTTTTGAAACTTGAAAGCTCGTCCAGCACCACCATGTCGAAAGGCCAGCGCTGGTAGTTGGGTTTATATAAACTGACCAGCCAGGGTACAAGCTCCCGGTTGATCAGGTAAACGTCAGCTCTCCGGGCCAGCGCTGCAAGGCGCTGTTTACCGTCGCCCAAGACCCGCTGCATCCGCAGCCAAGAAAGGTGGTCCCACTTCTTGGCCTCGTCCGTCCAAACCATCCGGGCCACCCGCAAGGGTGCAACCACCAGCACCCGCCTGATTTCAAACCGGTCCAGAAGCTCGGCTATAGCAGTTAGCGTTATTGCCGTTTTGCTAACCCAAGCCCATGTCTAAGAACAATCCAATCGAGGTCTGATTCAGAACCTTGTCAATGGCGTGTTGTTGATAGGCGTGTGGCTTGAAAATCATAAGATCACCTCCCTGCCATATCTTTTTAGCATATGATATCGTGCGTGTTCGGCTTGATTCTCGAAAACATAAATATTATCCGGATGATTGTTCCTACGGTTTCCATCCTTGTGATGAATAATCTCACCCGGCAAAAGCTCTCGGCCCAGCTTCTCTTCAGCCACCACCCTATGCTCATGCCGGCTATAAAGTTTAGTGTAGGTTTTTCCTTCACCTTTACCTAGACGAGCTTTCCGCAATTTGGCTCGGGTTTCAGGTATCATGCGGTCCTTGTTTAGCTCGCGATTCATGTTGGACATATGGCAGCTTGTACTACAAAACTTAAGCCCTTCCCGGATCTCGATCCCACACCCTTTACAGATCATGCCAACATCAGCTCCTTCAGGTATGCGTCAACAGCGTCAACCGAATCAATAACCCTCACGCTGAAGCCCAGCGCCCGCAGCCTGGTATGCACCGCCAGCTGGAGCTCGGTTGGTTTCTTGCCCGGCTGCTTCAGCTCGACAAAGCTGACTTGGCCACCCGGAAGAAGGACCAGCCTATCAGGCATCCCCGCGTTGCCCGGGCTTAGAAACTTGACAGCCAAGCCTCCGAGCTGTTTAATCGCCAGTCTGAATTTCCTCTCAATCGACTTTTCTAACATAACCCACCTCCGGTTGCCGGCAACCGCCGCGGCAACCGTCGCGGCAACCGGTCAAACGCCCTGTTTGCGGGCCTTTGCGGGTTCCGGTTGCCGAAGTTGCCGCAAAATTGCCGAAACTCTATATACGCGTATACGTGCGTTTGTATGTGTGTATTAGGCCCCCTATATGCTCTACGCAACATAAGACTAATCTTTTTAGTAAATTGCGGCAACTTCGGCAACCGGAGGCCTGAAACGCCCTGTTTGCAAGGGTTTGACCGGTTGCCGCGACGGTTGCCGCAAGGCCGTTTTGCGGCAACTTCGGCAACCAGAATCACCCTTTTTTCAGGAAAGCAGGTCATCGTTGTCACGCACATAACCGCGCTGCACTCCGTAGATTGGGAATTTGAGTTTTCCACCAGCTTTTTCATATTTGGTCCACCCTTTCATCGACATCATAATTTCGTGCAATTCACGTGTTTGCATGGGTGTAAGCATTTTAGGATCGCCGCCCAAAGCCTCGCACCAAAGCTCCAACACGCAGATTCTGTCGCGAGCTTTCGTGCCGACAAGGTCGGCGTTGACGAATCCGTTTAGCCAATCCCGCCGCTCGGATTCGTCCCTTTCGTCCCAATCCACCGGGATATCTTTCTCCAGATAAGCCCGGATCAAGCCGGCCTTGGTGGACTCTTCGGTGTGCTTTTCCTGATGCTCAAAAGCTGCCGCGGCCACTCGAGGATCCTCCAGATGCAAAGGTTCGCCCGCCTTAAATATGCGTTCCGCTTCGGCCCAGATCTGGTCTACCACGTCCGGAGTCATGTGCTCCCACATATTGAGGGCTGCCCGCTTAGGGTCGATATCGACCGGCCAGAAGCGCCTGTTGCCCGTACGGTCGCGCAGGAAGTCAGGGTTGTTCGTGGTACCCACGAAGATGCACTGGCGCGGGAAAGGCGTCGTGCGCCGTCCGTAGGCCATCCGGAAAACATCCTCTCGCTTTGATATGAAATGCTTGACCGCCTCAACCTCGGCCTGCTTGGCCGCGGTAAGCTCGGCCATCTCTATCAGCCAGTAGCCCTGCAGGGCTTCGTACGCGTCCTTGCCGGTCACCGCGGGCAGGCTGTCGCTATACCACTCCCTGCCCAGCCGGTCCACCAGCTGGCTCTTGCCGGTCCCCTGAGCGCCTACAAGGACCAGCATCGTGTCAAACTTGATCCCCGGCACTCGCACCCGGCCAACCGCGGCCGCCAGCGTTTTCTTCGTACAGGCTCGTACATAGGGGCAATCCTCCGCGCCAAGGTAATCCACCAGCAGGGTCTCCACCCGGGGCGTTCCGTCCCAGGTCAGGGTGTCGAGGTAATCCTGCACCGGGTGAAACTGATGTCTCTTCAGGACAACCGCCAGAGCGTCTGATATCTTGGCCGCCACGCCCAGCTTGAACCGGTACTCGATGTAATGCCGGAGGGCTGCGTCGTCCTCGTCTGACCACGCAGCGCCCACCTTCTTATTCCACGGAAGCTCGCCCAGGATGACGATCCTCTGTGCAAAAACGTTCAGACCGATCCGGCCTGCCAGTCTTGGGTCGTTCTCGAGGATAAGCACCGCGTTGTTGATGGTTTCCTTGATCTTGCCGTTGCCGTCGTAGACCAGCTTGGCTTGCCACCGGGCGTCGGTCTCCGTCACCGGCGTTGGTGCGTCGCCAAACTCGGCCTGCGCCGCTGCTAGGTTCTCGTTGGCCAGCGCCTCGCGCACCCCGGCGTCTGCAGCGCAGAAGTCGATCATCGCCCTGTAGCTTGGCAGCTTGCCGGGCGGTGTGCTGGGGCCGGCCTCGGTGTCCCGGTTGCCAAACATATGCAGCCGGACCATGTCAAAGGCGTTTAAGAGCTTCTCCGAGGCCGGATCCGTTCCGTGATGTGAGTAGATAAATTTGTTATCGTAGACCACCACACCCGCGACCGTCGAGCCTTTGGTGTAGGTGTAGCGCCCCGGTATCGCGCAAGGTTCGTAAACCGTCGGCAGGAAGGCCGCTATGGCCGCGTCAATGTCATAGGCCCTGCAGAAGGCTCCCACCATGCCCGGCTTGGCCAGCGGATCGCCCTGCCTGTCAGCGAGCTTCTGCTTTTCCTGCCCGGCTCGTTCGGAGGTTGGCCACTCGGTGCTGTCGTGCCAGTCCACGTACCGAGCCAAGAGCTTGTCCGGATCCACGAAAGGTGCATCAGCATAGTCGAAAATATACTCGGCGTCCCTCGAGGTGCTTGGCCAGTACATCAGCCTGGCCGGATCATAGGTGGTATCATCGAAAAGGTCTATGCCAATATCCGCAGCAAGCCTTCGGCTCACCGCCTTGTACTCGTCTGCCGTCACCGGCCTGGCTAAGGGTATCAGGAAGCGCAGGCGCGGCTTGGCTGGCGTGTGCTTGTGCGTTGAGTAAACAGCCATGGCAATGTCTGAAAGCTGCAGAACCTTATCCTGCAGGCCTGGTGTGGCATAGTCAGCGTCAAGTGTCACCAGCTGACGAAAGGCGACGCATTCGGCTTTTCTGCGGCCTCCGGAGAGGGTGCCACCTACAAAGCCGCCCACGTCCTTTATCTCGTCCTGGACAGCTTTGGACATGGCAAAATACTCGTTTTGGGTTTCGGGTGTTCTTGTTGTTTCAACCAGCCGGCTGAGGAATTGGGACCAAGGCAGCTGGCTGTTTTTCCATTTCATTTCTTTCCGGCTGGTTCCTCGAGCGATGGCAATCTGGCCATCGTACTCCAGCGTTAGGGGCTTGGCAGTCGTTTGCATGGCTTCACCTCATCAATCCTTCTGGTAAAATTCGCACTCAAAGCCGGCAGCTGGCAGGGGCAGGCCCGGAGCCCAGGTGGGCGATTCGCCCATGATCTGGCACAGACTTTCGAGCGCCTTGGTATTCTCTCGTGGGACTTCTACAACTGCCTCGTCATGTATATGCATCACTATTTTGTATCCGTTTCTTTCAACCCGGATCATGGCGTCAGCAAGGCAGTCCCGGGCTATTGCTTGGACGATGTTTTCTGTCAGCTTTCCACCGTAGGTGTTCACCCGGCCCCAAGCCTTTGACTCGGACATTGGGCCATCGTAGTATATCGAAGGCCGGTCGAACCGAGGATCGTTCTGGATCTGGGCGTTTTGATAAACCAGTGTGCGCCCGGAGGGAAGCTCTATCAGCAGCGCCGAGTTGGGGCCTTGCGAGAAGGTAACCAAGCCGTTCAGGTTTTGCTTGAAGCCCTTGATGGCTTCTTTCGCCGCGCTTTCCACATCGGACCAAAGCTGGACAATCTTCGGGTTTGCCGCTCGCCATTTGGCCACCAGCGTTTTCAGCTCGTTCTCCGGCACTCCCATCTTGACCGCGCCCATCTTCTCCAAAGCGCCCACGCTGCCGCCAAAGCCCAAGGCCAGCTCGGCTATCTTGCCGCGCTGCCTGAGCGGATGTCCCTTGCCAATCTGCTCGATGGGTACCTTGAACATGGCCGAAGCGCTCGCTTCGTAGATCTTCCCATGCGTCCGAAAAACCTTCATGCGCCATTCCTCTCCGGCCAGCCAGGCGATCACTCGAGCCTCGATGGCCGAGAAGTCGGCAACAACGAACCGGCTGCCGGGCTTTGGAATGAAGGCCGTCCTGACCAGCTCCGAAAGCGCCTGCGAAGGACTGCCAAATATAAGCTCAAGGCCGTCAAAGTCTCCGCGCTTTACCAGATCCCGGCAAAGGGTCAGGTCCTCGAGGTGGTTCTGTGGCAGGTTCTGCACCTGCACCAGCCGGCCTGACCAGCGCCCTGTCCTGCTTGCACCGTAGTATTGCAAAAGCCCCCGGACCCGGCTGTCCGGGCCGATGGCCTTTGCCATGGCTTGGTACTTCTTCACTGAGGTTTTGGAAATCTCCCGGCGAATCTCGAGGACTCTTTTTGTCTGGGCGTCACCGGCTGTTTTGATCAGGCCC